AGCCACCGTGGACGGCTTGCAGCTCACGCGGGGTCATCTTGACCTTGCCGCCGGTCATCTTGACCATCATGTCGCCCAGCGTCCGCCATCCGGCGCCGTACTCCAGCGACAGGTTCGCCACCTTGCCGACCTGGCGTGGGGCTCCGACCTGATCAGCGGTGAACTGGTGCAGGTCCACGCCATCGAAATAGGCTTCCAGCATCTTCTTGCACTTGGAAAGCAAGGCGCCAAGGCGCAGTTCAGCCTGCGAAAGGTCGTATTCCATCAGCATCCAGCCGGGCATGGTGTCGTCGACCTGCTGCTTGATCAGGGTTCGCGGAGTGGGGAGGTTGTCCAGTCCGACGAAGGCCAGCCCCTCCAGCTTCCGGTCGTGGGGCATGGCCTGAAGGTTGGCCCGCTCGATGCTGAAGCGGGTGGACACGGTGCCGAGCTGGCGGGTGCGGGCACGGATACGCCCGTCAGGTCCGCACTTGTCGGCCCAGCCGTTGTAATACATGGATTGCGCCCGGTCCAGCAGGGTGTAGATCTGCCATTCCTTGGCCCACGGGAACCCTTGTTCGGCCAGCTCCCGCAGTGCCTCGGAGTTGAGGGAGGGTTCCCCGGTCTTCTCGCTGCGGTAAGCCGGGGTGAGTCCCAGGGACTTGTGGCCGCGCCGGTTGACGGTGTCCGGGTCGCCGTAGAAGTACTTCTTGGCGTGGTCTCCGGTTGGCTCGAACGGCAGGGAGGCGCCCAGCTTCAGCTTGGCCTCTTCAACGCGCTGTGCGACCTCTCGGGAGGCTTTCACGGCGTACGGCATGCCCCGGGACTCTTCGTTCACCAGAAGGTCTATAACCTCCAGCAGGAGGGTCCGGTAGTGGTGGTACTGCGGGTTGTCCGGGTGGACGAACGCCTTCTTCTGGACCAGGTACAGCCGGAGCGCCTTGAAGGCGTCATCGTCGGCGTACTGCTCCATGACCTCCCAGTTGGCGAGGTCGTAGCGGACGCTGCCCTTGTCGCCGCGCTTCTTCTTCTGGTTCTTCAGGTGCTTCTTGAGCCGGGTCTGTGAGTCCTTGCCGCCCTCGTCGGGCCACAGCCGGTCGAACGTCTCCTTGAGGCCCAGCATTTCCCGGGGCCACAGCACGTAGTTGGCGAGCATGGTGTCCCAGTACAGGTGGGGTACCAGGTCGATGCCGTGTCCGTCGTCCCACCGGTATTTCATGACGCCGCCCCTGGCCATGATCAGGTCGAACTGGGCGTTGTGCGCAATGAGTTGGTTGGATGCCAGCCAGCGGGTGAGCGCCTGCCACTCCTCCAGCGGGAGGTTGATCTCCCGGGCGTCTCCGAACAGGGCGCCTTGGCCGTTCCAGTCGGGCTTGCCTTCCTCGCCTTGGGCGAAGGGGAAGGCGGCGGTGCGGATGTGGTCCGCGTCCTGGATGTTGTCCTCAAACCAGGCGACGGACGCGGTGGCTATGCCGCCTTCGTCGGGCCACAGTGAGGACGTTTCAAAATCGAAGGCGACCGGCGTGCACAGGTTGCCGGGGAGTTGGGAGGGAAGGATCTCAACCCGGTTGGGGGTGTGTCCGGTGAACGTCGCGGGCACATCGAGTGTCGTCGTCATGGTTCTCCTGGCCGGTACACGGCCCTCTATAGCCGAGTAGGGACTCCCGTCGGCGTGGAGTCCCTACTGTGTTTTGGCTGATCAATGGGTGGTTGGAGACCATGTGTGCCCCGCAGGCGGTCAGATCAGAGGATCGGTGTCCGGGTTGGCTTCGACGTAGACGTACACGTTGTACGTGCCGTCGGGCTGCTTCAGCGCGGACGTGCAGACTTCGCCCTCGTAGGCCTTCCACGGGCCCCGCTTACCGGACCGGATATCGTTGGCCTTGACGCGGGCCCCGAACTTCTGGTGTTCCGCAGATACCAGTACCTTGCGGCCTGGCATCTTGCGGGCCAGTTCCATGGCCTCTTCCGGAGTGCGTACCGCCTTGGAGGGGGACGGGCCCCGGCGACGGGTTGATGGCTCCATGTGCTGGTCTTCTCCTTGATAGGTGCTGGTCACAATAGTGACAGTCTAGCACATACTAGGGTCTGACCGGGTGAGCATTCGACCCCCTGTGCGATTCACAGGGGGTCGAATCAGTGCGGTGCAGCAGGGCCTAGAACTGGTCGTCCTCGCCCACGGGAGCCTGCGGCGGGACGGTGGCCGCAGCGGGGGTGGCCGTGGCCCACGGGTCGTCCTGGGGGGCGCCGTAGGGGCCGGGCTCGTCACCCTGACCGGCGGCCGGGCCCTGGGCGTGCGGGTCGTCCGAGCCGCCGAACGGGGGCTCAGCGCTCTGGCCCGAGACCTCGGGGTACTCGGCCACGTCGTGGTAGGCGAACCGGCGGGCGCGCATCTTCGGCTTGCCCTGGAAGATCTCGACGGTGGGGTAGACCAGGACGGTGGCTTCGTCGTTGATCAGCTCGTCGGTGTCGGTGTCGTTGGAGTACCCGAAGTGGTGGTACATCTTGGTGATGGCCCACTCGTCGCCGGGCGCCGCGCTGGTGTAGTGCCAGATCTTCTCCAGGAATCCGTTGTTGACGAAGTCCGGGTGGTAGCGCTCGTCGAGCTGGAACTCCCACGTCCACTGCGAGCGGCCCGACGACTTGGCGGTACCGGCCTGGCAGGCGATCAGCTTGTACACGTACGCCTGTCCCTGGTCCACCGGCAGCGGTGCAAGCACCTTCGGTTCGTCGGAGATGCCCTTCTCCGCGTTCTGCTGCTGGGCGGCCTGGATCTGGTCCTGCGTGAGCTTCGGCATGAGTTAGTTTCCTCGCGTGTGTTTCGGTTGGTCGGGGAAGGTCAGCGGGTGCGCTTGGACGCCTTGTACGCGGCGGCCTTGGCCCGGACGTCCGCGTGACGCTTGATCTCCGGGTCCTTGTCCTCGGTCAGGGCGCCGGTGACGTAGGCGTGAATGCGCTCCATTGTCGGCGTGAGCAGAACCGCCGGGAGGAAGCCGTCACGGTCCTTGCACAGCCGGGTGTTGGACAGCTTGGTCTCCGCCTGGATCAGCGTCTCATGCGAGGCAGGGCCGGTCTGTACGGTCTCGGCCGTCAGCCGCAGGACCATGTCCACGTAGCCACGCACGGAGGCGGACAGCTTGTTCGGCAGCTCGGGGCCGATGGCCTTGGTGCCGTTGTCGCCTTCCGCGTCGTCCTTCTCCAGCGCGGTGATGACCAGGTGGCAGCCCAGGTCACGGAAGCCCCGGAAGATGGTCCGGCCCTGGTTGGTGAGGGTGCCGTAGTCCTGGATCTGCGTGGAGTGCTTGGAGTCCCGGAGCTGCTTGCCTTCGGCCTCCTTCTTGGCCTTCACCACCTCGGGAAGGGCCTGGTCCTTCTCGTAGGCGTAGGTGGTGATGTCCAGCAGCATCGAGGCGCCCAGTTCGGTGCTGGAATCGAAGGACACGGCCTTGATGGAGCCGGGCTGCCGCTGAAGGGTGTGGCGCAGGCGGTACAGCAGGGTTTCGAGGCTGTCGTAGGTGACTTCCTCGCCCTTCTCCCGGTCCGGCCAGATCAGCACCTTCTCGGTGTTGACGCCGAGACGCTTGAGAGCGTCCTTCTTGACGCCGCCTTCGATGTCCACGAAGACGGTGATGCCGTCGCCGGGGAGGTTCGCAACGAACGCGGCGGAGGAGGTCTTGCCGGTACCGGCCTGGCCGAACATCATGACCCGGTGGTGGCTGGTGGAGTCGTCCAGGGCGGTGAGGCCCAGGAACTCCATGGGGTCGAACGGGGCGTTGGGGTCGGCCTGGTGCTGGGCCGGGATGGGGCTCTCCGTCTTGGGGACGGGTGCACCGTTTACGCGAGGCACACTGATCTCATTTCACTTGTACTACGTTTGACGTGTCTCTTCCGGATTGGCGCCGGGTCGCTTGGTGCTACGGTAGACACATCGCTAGGGGTGTGTCAACCGAGTCATCCAGTCGCTCAACAGGCTTCGTTGCAGCGAAGATAATCAGACTACAGGGGGCCGCTGACAAACAACCCCCCGGACGGCAGTCGTCTGTTACCGGAGCGGCCGGGAGGGCGGCTCAAAGCCCGTCTGGATACCCTCACGGCCCATCTTGTACGCCGTCGTCTCGAAGGCCAGCAGGTTGAACATGATCCCCGCCGCGTGATCCTCGGACCGGTCCCCCGCCATCCACTGGCCTACGTGCCGCAGCAGGGAGGCCCGGAAACGGGTCAGCTCCCCCGTGGTCTCGGCCTTCTCCCAGTTGCGCTCCTCGTACTTCACAGCGCCCTTGGCCATGTGCACGGCGAACCGGGTGAGCAGCTGCCTCTCGTAGGGCACGTCCAGCGGGTACAGCAAGTCGAACCGGGCCAGCCCGTCCTGAGGCTCACGCAGCATGCCCGTGCTGTACGTCTCGCGGGCCCCCGTGTCCTTGATGGTGTACCCGTTGCTGAGCGGCGTTACCGCCGCCGGGGCTCCCTTGAAGTCGACAGTCTCAGGCCCGTGCTCCCCCCTGATGGTGAGCTTCCCTGCTGCCGCGCCTATTTCGGTCATGCGCCCTGTCCCTCCTGCTTCAACTCGGCCTTGCGCCAGGTGATGAAGTTCTTGGCGTACACGGTGCCGTAGACGACTGCCGAGAGGATGAATCCCCACTGCTGGGTAGCAACGGCGTAGGTGATCCACAGGGTTTGGGCGCCCAGTCCTACGGCCCATCCGGCGGAACTCTTGCGCCCGGCCAGCCAGATCCCTAGGACGCCCACGGCGGTCAGGAGATAGCTCCAGTAGGGGTTCACCGGCCTTCCCTCCGCTCGGTCCAGTCGTCATCTGCCAGCCGGTTCTTGATCTGCTCCAAGGCGCCGGGGGACATCGTGAGGTGAACCATCATCCGGGCGTACCGGCGGGCTTCCCGCTTCTCCTGACGCGTCTCCCACCACTCCCGCAGGCGGCCCATCAGTGATCGGCCTTTCCGGAGGCGACGCACGACGGGCAGAAGTCGCCCCGGCTGTCGCTGCGCCAGCCCTGGTCGCGGGCGTACTGGCGGATCATGGTCAGCCGTTG